AGCCGGCAACCAAAATGCTGATAGAAAAGTCGCTATCAAGCTGGAGTACCTTTATGCACGAACAAATGCCTTATATGCACCGTCATAGCGGACAGTTCTCACTGAGCCAGATCACGATGGACGACGTGGACCTCACACGCAAGCTGAAAGATACGAAGCAGCGTGTGCACGCATACTATGCCTACGACGTGGTAAGCCAGTGCGTGATAGGCGCAAGCTATGCGAGAAAGAAGGACGAGCGGCTCGTAGTGGACTGCTTCCGTGATATGTTCCGACTGATAGCGCGTAACGACTGGGGTATTCCTGCCGGTATCGAGGTGGAGAACCACCTGATGAGCCAGTATAAGGAGGGCTTCCTGAAAGCCGAGACGGTGTTCCAGTTCGTACGCTTCTGCGCTCCTCTGAACTCACAGGAGAAATATGCTGAGCCTCTTAACGGTGCGAAGAAGCGCAGCGTGATACACAAGAACCACGAAGGCATCGGCCGTTTCTACGGCAAGGGCAAGTGGCGTCAGGAGTATCAGAAAATCAGTGACGAGACCAATGAACTGTACGAGGACAAGGAATATTTCACTTGGGAGCAGTTGGTCGCCGATGACCGTAAGGACAACGAGGAATGGAACAACACATTACACCCCAACCAGAAGATGTATCCGGGTATGACGCGCTGGCAGGTGCTGGAGGCAAACATCAACCCGAACCTGCTGCCATACGACGCGAGAACACTTGCCTACCATATCGGCGAGCGGGTGGAAACAAGCATTCGCAGGAACTCGACCGTAAGGGTAGCACACGAAGACTGGTGGCTGAGCAGCACGAGAGTACTGGAACGATTGGAGCCGAACAATTACAAGGTTACCGCCTGTTATCTACCAGATGATGAGGGCGTACCACAGGAGGTCTTCATCTATCAGAAGGGCAAGTACATCGACACAGTTGAGAAAGTGAACACCTACAGCCGTGTGATGGCCGAGCAGACGGAAGAAGACCGAGTTGCATTTGTGGAACAACAAAAGAAGATAGCCAAGTTCAACAAATATGTTGAGGACAACGCCATCGACAGACTGGGAATACTGAAACCGAGCCAACAGGCACAGCAGGAGGTACAGGAACTAAAAGCCTCCGTTCCTCCGGAATACAAGCCCCAAATGCCATTGCCAAGCGCATCCGACAGAGCAGTCGCAGACATATAGAATAACGTTAAAATACCATTAGAATATGATTAGTGAGACTCAAAAACAGCGGATATTGGAGGCGATAGCAGCTAACCGCAGGAATTATCCAAGCGATGCGAAACACGCATCGGCACTGGGTATCTCTCCAAGTGTCTATAACGGCTTGAAAAAAGGCCAGACGGAGAAAGCGCTGAGTGATGCCAACTGGGTAAACATTGCCCGGAGGCTGGACGTGAACCTCCGAGAGACGATAGAATGGAAAGGTGCACAGACGGAAACTTTCAAATATATCAGCCTGCAGATGGAGGCGTGTCAGGAACGCAGTCTGAGTGTGATACTCTGCGACCTGCCCAACATCGGCAAGACCTATACGGCACGCTGGTATGTACACGAACACCGCAATGCTGTGTATGTGGACTGCTCACAAGTAAAGACGAAGCGTGCGTTGGTCAAGAAGATAGCACAGGAGTTTGGTGTAGGCATAAGCGGAAAGTATCAGGACACCTACGAGGACCTTGTGTATTATCTGCGAAGTATGGAGCGTCCGTTGGTCGTGCTTGATGAAGCCGGGGATTTGCAGTACGAGGCATTTTTGGAACTGAAGGCATTGTGGAACGCAACGGAAATGTGCTGTGGCTGGTATATGATGGGAGCAGACGGACTGCGTGCTAAAATCAACAGAATGGTGGAACATCAGAAAGTGGGCTATGCCGAGATATTCTCACGCTATGGCGGTAAGTACAGCCGTGTAACGCCTGACCAAGAAGATGACCGTAGGGAGTTCCTGCTGGAGCAAGCTCGTGCCGTGGCCAGCGTGAACGCACCGAAAGGCACGGACATTGGTCAGATAGTACGCAAGAGCAGTGGCGGTCTGAGGCGAGTATATACAGAAATCGAAAAATTAAAGAGAGGAGCATAGTTATGACAAAGATAGAAATGGAAGCTATGGAAGCCGTTATCGGTATCCGAAAAGAATTGGCAAAGGCTAATGAGATAGACTGGGAACAGCGCAGGTATGAGATAGCTAAAGACCTTTATGTTCAAACTTGCCAACAGACAAAATTAGAGGGTGATAATACTGCTGCAGATGTATTCCGAAGTGTGGCATGGTTATCTCGTGTGGCTGCCGATTACTTAATAGAGGTTCTGAAAAAATAACTATGACCAAACGCGCATACAGTCCGAAAGAGATTGCAGCCAAGAAATGGGTAACATTGCCTTGGGGTGAGCAGTGGAGTGAGCCGTTTGGCTTCCCTGCCGAAAACGCCTCTTGGTTTATCAGCGGGGCGAGTGCGCAGGGCAAAAGTTCATTTGTTATGCAGTTGGGCAAGGAACTGTGCAAGTATGGCCCTGTTCTCTATATGAGCTATGAGGAACGTGTAAACCAGAGTTTTCAGCGCCGAATGGACTATTTGGGAATGAACGAGGTACAAGGACGTTTTCGAGTTGTAACCGATGATTCGATAGAGGAACTTGCCGAGCGTCTTTCCAAGCCCAAATCCCCGAAATTCATTATCGTGGACTCTTATCAAGTGGCATACGACGATTTCGGATGGACTTATCCTGCTGCTGTTGCCTTGATGCGCCGTTTCAATCGCAAGTGCTTCATCTTCATCAGTCAGGAAGACAAAAGTGAGCCAACAGGCAAACCAGCACGACGGCTCAGGTATATCTGCGATATGAAGGTTCGTGTGATGGGTTACAAAGCCTACTGCTTGGGCAGGTCAATTGGTGAAGCCGGAAACCATTACGTTGTCTGGAAAGAAGGTATATTGAAAACAAGTAACAATCTATGATATGGACGAGAAAGAAAAATGCTGCATCTGCGGCAAAGAGATAGAGGGGATGGGTAATAATCCCTATCCCGTGAGAACGGAAGGACGGTGCTGCCGATATTGCAACTATATCATGGTACTGCCCGAAAGAGTAAGGTTATATGGCAAACAAGCGAGACAACCTGTTGTATAGGCTACGAAAAAAGGGCGTACAGGCCAACACCCGCGAACGCGTTATCTTCTTCAGCGTGGGTGGCGAGCCGTATAAGATAAAGCAGATAATACGGCTGTGCCGTGAGTTTCATTTCAATGTGCAATTAGTAATACAATAGACAAATGAATACTTATATTTTAATGTTATCAAAAACCTTTCCAAAGGGACATCTCCATGCTGGAGAACAAACATTTTTTAAGGAGAAGCTCGGTATAAGCAAACTGCATACTATTCGTGCAAATTATCCTCTATGGGAACAGCGTATTGCAGAAATACAAGCAGGTAAAGGTGTATTGTCTATCCGGCAATGGGTGGGCGAACCATATAAGAGCAAGCAGGTTGAAATTGCACAGCTGACTGCAAATGAGGGTGTCGGTATTCAGAAACTAATATTTATCGACAATAATATCATGCTACCTGTTATTGAATATGGGTCAGGTAACGAATTCAAATCAATGGATAGATACATGTTTGCAAAAAATGACGGCCTTTCTTTCAAAGATTGGAAAGCGTGGTTCAGGAACTATGATTTATCAAATCCGTTGGCAATCATTCATTTTACAAATTTTAGATATTAATATTAAGATGAGCAAGGAAAAACGAATAATAGAAATAGTCCCCGGCCTGATGAGTCCAGGAGGGAGTATGAAAGAGTGTTTTTTGAGCCGTGGCCACGTGTGCACCTATTGTCAGGGCAACGGCTACCACTGGCAGGAAAACTGCTATCGTGAACGCTACAAGCAAGGATGCCCTATTTGTAAAGGTAGCGGAAGACTTGATGCGGTGATAAGCATTCAATGGAGGGCAAGCAATGATACAGGTAGGTGATAAATTCAGAAATCATTGGGTCGGACATGAAGAATGCTATGAGGGACGGATTTATCAGGTGACGGGTTTCCTTGAAGGGTGCACTTGCGGAAAGCCTGCGTTTCTTACTGGCAAGCAGGAAAGCCCCCGACGTCCCCATTTGCATGTACGGGCCAAACTGATAGAAGCTCCGGCAAAGTATATGGTCGGTGAAAACGGTTTCGTATTCGGGCCTTTTGATATCGAAACACTGCGTGACATCAATGCCCCTGATGAGAGCTGGATTGAAATCGTTCGGCAAAAAGGTGACCAACTGAGTTTGTTTTAAAGATAAAAGTAAAACGAATATGACACAATTAAGACACTATTCAATGACACCGAACGACAAACCGGAATGGCTGTTGCGGTTGCAGTTTGAAGTCAGTCAGCACTACGCCCTGCAGGGCATAGAAGATACGCCCGAAGACTGGTTGGCACTTCAGGACTTCGTAGATGCTTTTATTCACAGCATCTATGTGCGTAAGGATATCAACGTGAGAAGCGACGTTGCGGCTGACCTGCTGACCGAAGACGGAGAGACACGTCTCATTGTTAAGCGAAACGGCAAACCTTTACAAGTGTATTACATGCAAAAAT